CAAAGGAGCTTAACTATGTCAAAACAAAATCGCAAAAAGAAAAATAAAGAAGCTGCCCCACAGATTAAAACAATCCGTGGGGTGACTTCGACCGGATTTGCTTTTGAAATCACAAAAGAGCGCTTGGAAAATTATGAGTTGCTTGAAGCTATTGCAGAAGTAGATACCAATCCAGCAGTTTTACCAAAAGTTGTCAAACTTATGCTTGGTAACAAGTCGGAAGATTTGAAAGATCATGTTCGGAATGCTGATGGAATTGTTCCTTTGGATAAAATGGGTTCAGAAATTAGTGAGATTTTCACAAGTCAGGACCAGTTAAAAAAATAGCGCTCCTTGCTAGAATGATTCAAATAGACGAAGATTCTCTTATTTGTGATTTAGCTGAAACCTATGGAATTTTTGACTACAGACAGCTACCTGCTAGCCAGGTGGCTGTCTTTGCTTTTGGTTTAAAGGATGATTCTCGTATCAAACTAGCAATAAGCAATAGGAAAGTGTCCTTTGACACTCTCTTGCTTGCAAGTGTAGTAGATAGATTATCTGCGCTTGTATGGTTTAAAACAACAGATGGTCAAAAAGGAATCAATAAACCAAAAATGATTGCACAAGAATTGACAGGAAAAACTAAAGCTAAAGAAAGTAATGAGATGATCTTTGATTCTGGTGAGGACTTTGAAGAGTATCGTCAGCAAATTCTAGAAAAGATAGGGGGTGAGGATTAGTGGCGACAGAAATAGCACAGGCTTATGTACAATTGATACCATCAGCAAGAGGTATTACTGGGAAAATCCAATCACTTCTCAATCCTGAAGCTAGCGCAGCAGGACAAAGTGCTGGGCAGTCATTAGGTTCTAGTCTTGTTAGTGTCATGACAAAGGTAATTGCAGCAGCTGGAATTGGAAAAGCCTTTAGCGCCGCTTTAAATGAGGGAGCATCACTTCAACAATCACTTGGGGGTATTGAAACCCTTTTTAAAGGCTCGGCTGATAAGGTAAAAGGGTATGCTAATGAGGCTTATAAGACAACAGGTCTATCAGCGAATGCCTATATGGAAAATGTAACAGGCTTTTCAGCTAGTCTGTTGCAGTCTCTTGGTGGAGATACTGATAAAGCTGCAGAAACAGCTAATATGGCCATGATTGACATGTCAGACAATGCTAATAAGATGGGGACATCAATGGAAAGCATTCAGATGGCATATCAAGGATTTGCTAAGCAGAACTACACTATGCTGGACAACTTGAAGCTTGGTTACGGTGGTACAAAGCAAGAAATGCAACGTCTATTGGCAGATGCTGAGAAATTGACAGGTGTTAAGTATGACATTAACAATTTATCAGACGTGTATAATGCTATACATGCTATTCAAGAGAATTTAGACATTACAGGTACGACTGCTAAAGAAGCAGCATCTACTTTTACTGGCTCATTCCAAGCGATGAAAGCATCTGCACAGAATGTACTTGGAAAGTTAGCGTTGGGAGAAAATATTCTGCCATCTTTACAAGCTTTAGCAAAAACAACCTCTACCTTTCTCTTCGAAAACTTTTTACCAATGGTTGGAAATATTTTTTCTGGATTGGGTTTAGTTTTGACCGAAGGGATTAGCCAGATTGCTTCTCAGCTTTTTGGAGATGATTTTGGAAGTGCGGTCTATAACCAATTGTCTCGTGTGACAGGAATCTTTGAAACCTTCTTCGATATGATCTTTGGATCATTGAGTAAGCAAGACAACATTGACATTTTAGAAGCCCTTGGATTTTCTGAAGGAGCTGCAACTCAAATCGTCAACATTGCAGATAATATCCGTGAGACCTTTATCAATATTGGTTCAGCCATTTGGGACGTATTAGGAATTGTTGGTGATTTTGTCAGTGATTTGTTAGGCATAAAGGATGGAGAACAGGGTGTAAACCTTTTAGGTGTAGCATTTGAAGGGTTGACATCAGCATTAAAAATTGTATCGTCATTTTTGAAAGAAATTACAAGCTTTTTTAAAGAAAACAAAATTGCAGCAGATTTACTAAAAACAGCAATTGTTGCACTAGGTGTTGGAATGCCTATTGTGAAAATTGCTTCATTTGTAACAGCTCTAGGTGGATTACCAGGAATATTTTCAGTAATTCAAACAGTTATTTCAGGCTTTGCTGCATCTGTAACTACAGCTATTTCAGCAATTCCGTTAGTAGGATGGATTGCAGCTGCAGTTGCTGCATTAACATGGTTCTTCACACAAACCGAAACAGGACGACAGATTTGGTCAGATTTTGTGGAATGGATTAAGCAAGCGTGGCAAGGAATTTCAGACTTCTTTGTCAATCTTTGGAGTGGAATCTCTGAAGGAGCTAACACATTGTGGGATGGAGTCTCTATGGCATGGAATACTTACATAGAATCTTTGAAAGCGATGTGGACTGCTGTTGTAACATTCTTTTCTGACTTATGGGTAAGTATTCAAGAGACTGCATCTACTGCTTGGACATTGATTACTACAGCTATTATGACAGTTGTTCAACCGTTCATCGACGGATTTATGAATATTTGGAATAATATTTCAAATGGTCTTACTCTAATTTGGGAAGGTATTAAGATGATTTTTCAAGGAGTTTGGGAAGTTATCAAATCAATCTTCTTAGGCGCAATTTTGATCATCATCGACCTTGTGACAGGGAATTTTAACCAGCTAGGAGCTGATCTTTCTCTAATTTGGGAAGGTATTAAAAATGGCATTTTTTTGATATGGGAAGGTATTAAAACATACTTTTCTGGTGTTGTGGATGTCATAGTTGGTTATGTTGTTTCTGTTTTTGAAAACTTTTCTACTACATTAAGTACAATTTGGGAAGGTATCAAAATTGCAGCAGTCGTAGCTTGGGAATGGATAAAATCTACTGTATCAAATCTGATCACAGGTTTGGTGCAGGGAGCTCAAAGTATCTGGGACGGCTTCATGAACTTTCTCTCTAGCTTGTGGGAGGGAATCAAATCCACTGCAAGTTCAGCTTGGGAAACTCTGAAATCTAGTGTATTAAGCACTATCAATAATCTAGTATCTGGTGCGCAAAACGCATGGGATACTATGTACAATGCTGTCTCTAGTCTTGTAAGTAGCGTTACAAGCTTCTTTAATCAATTGTGGAATATTGACTTATTTGGAGCAGGTCAAGCAATCTTACAAGGTTTCTTGAATGGTCTACAATCTATGTGGTCTTCTGTAACAAGCTTTGTAGGTGGAATCGCTAGTTGGATTCGTGACCACAAAGGGCCAATTGAATATGACCGTAAGTTATTGATTCCCGCTGGTACTGCAATCATGAAAGGGTTAGACCAAGGATTGCAGGATCAATTTAAGGATGTCAAACAAACGGTTGGAGGAATGGCTGATGAAATTTCAGATGTATTTTCAGAAGACAATCTGGATCTGAAATCCTCTACATCTGTTACTAAAAGTCTAGAAGCGCAATTAGCTATGCCATCAGCTCAATTTGAAGCACATGACAGCAAAACCGTGTCTGAGATAGCGATTCTGAGAGCAAGTATGGAGAAAATCCTTACTGCTATCCTTGAAAAGTCGTCAGATATCTACCTAGACAATGACATTATTTCGATGAAAACGTATGAACAACACGGTGCAATATATGCAAGGGAGGGAATTTAATGGATTATATGATCATCAATGGTTTTAATACATCAACCCTTCCTGGTTGTGTTGTGACAGATTTTGGAAAGGTTGAAGCTGCAAGGCCTAAAGGTGAAAAAACCGAACTGTTCGGAGTTAATGGCAGTTATCGTGTATTAGAAGGTTCTTTCGCTAGCTACGAAAGAACCTTCATTTTGCACGTTAAAAAAATGGTTGAAATTTCAAATATTCTTGATAAATTTCAATCGAATGATAATATTTTAGAATTTAGCTATCAGCTTGGTTCGTTGGTCTATGCTAATTTCATAACTGCTAGTTTTGAACCTTTTGGGAATCATGCTTGGAAGTTAGAAATTAAGTTAGACATGCAACCATTCAGATATCCGAAGAATCTCGCACCAGTCGTATTAACAAGCGCTGGAACGATTGATAACATCGGTACAGTCTATTCAGAGCCTGTTATTGAGATTGAAGGAAATGGAGATGTATCACTGACTATTGGACGTAAAACCATGCATTTATCAATCATTGGTAAGGCTACGATTGACTGCAGACAAGGAAAACAAAATATCTTCAACGCTAATGGAGCGGTTCAAAACACTCTCAGAAAGCGTGGAGGGTTCTTTGAAATCCCTGTTGGTCGTAACGGTGTGACATTTACAGGCAATGTACGTAAGGTGACCATTCGTCCTAATTGGAGGTATCTAGTATGATTTACTTAACAGAAGGGAATGTACCTCTGAATGCTGCCTATGCTGACGA